TGCGCCGCTATCGCCGGTGGCATATGCTGCGCCCCTCTCGCCGGTGGCGGATGCTGCGCCACTCCAGCCGGTGGCGGATGCTGCGCCCCTATCGCCGGTGGCGGATGCTGCGCCACTCTCGCCGGTGGCGTGGTTTTTCTTTTCAGCGTCTGCCTTTTTGATGGCGTTGTCAAAGTCGCACTGCGCCTTGACGTACTCCACCTGGGCCTTGACAAGCCCCGGAATACCGATCTCCGCGCTTAATGTCAGTTTCTTGCCGACGCGTTTCGTATCGTCGCTTTTCTTGTTACTGACCTCATCCAGCTCCGCTTCAAAATACCGGGAGCCATCACCGGGCACGTAATAGCCCAGCACATCCAGCGGCATCTCACAGGCATGAAGCCCTCTCTCGCATAGTTCAATGTCGCCATCGACCTCCGCCGTCTTGCCAAGCGTATACTGGAATCCACGGCACTTCATGTCCTTGTCTGTTGCCTTATAGACCTTCATCTTCCATCCCTCTTTCTTATCGCCTTTTTGGCGTTCTCGCGCCTTGCGCTGTTCATGCTGTAAAAATCGGCCTCGCTGTACGATGCGTACCGTTTCGCCTTGTTGGCCTCAACGTCCCGCCGGAACGCTTTATAGTCCTCGCACTCCCCGTGGCACCTTTCGTGTCTGCGCTGGCAGCCCTTGCAGGGCGGAGCCGTCCGGTTCACCAGCCCGATCATTCCCACTTCACCAGCGCTTTCACCACACCGGCCTGCGCCGCGTCCTCGTGGCTCATCAGCACGTCCACCGTGTAGCCGTACACACCAGTATCGGCTGCTATGTAAGTCTTGCCGCCCAGCGTCACGGTGCTGCCCAGCGGGATAACGTCCGGGTCTACCGCCACGGCCTCGCCAATGTCCACCCACAGGCCGGATGCCGTCAGCACCTTGCCGTCCCGCTGGTTCATGTGGGCGTAGGGTGTGCAGCAGGCGCAGTAACCGGTGATGTCGCACACGAGCAGGTTCTCCGGCTCCTCGGCGACCGGCACCTCTGTCATGACCGGTTCCGCTGTGTGCTCCGGCTCGTCCTCCACCTCCGGCAGCGTCAGGCACCACGCCACCAGCACCAGCAGCATCACCCACAGGACGATTGCCACTACCCACATATGCCTGCACCATCGTCTGGTGCGGCATAGCCGGGAGTATTCCCGCGCACGCCTGTTCCGCTCTCTCATCGCCCCAGCGCCTCCACGCCCTTGACGATAGCCCAGCTCAGCCACGCCGCGCCGATAAACGCCAGCGTCCATGCAAACCAACTCATGTCGTTTCCTCCTGTCGAATGTACTCGACCTCGATAATTTCCATTCCGTTCTGCCGTGCCCATAACATCACGGCAATTTCAGCACATGTCATAACCTCTTGCCTTTCCTCTGCGGTCGTGGTATACTATCCGCAGAACATTTTGGTAGATGTTTCGGAGATGCCTCGTTCGGTGTGCCAGCACCGGGCGGGGCTTTTTCTTACCCATTCTCGGCGCGTTTGGCGATAATGCTGTCAATCGCCATTTCAATACGCTTCTTTGCGTCCGGTGGCTTTCGATGCCCATTCAGCAGCATACTCACATAAGGCCGGGAAACGCCAAGCTCTGCCGCTACCTCGTCGTATGTGATTTCGTGAACGTGCATCTTGCCGACCAGCTTGCCTGTCCAACTCTCCAGCAAATTTAGCCCTCCTTTGTTTTTTTGGTGCGCCGCAGGCGAGAATAGTTGCGGTATTCCCGCCTGCGGCTAAATTTGTGGTTGCAAAAGTTAACAAAGTATGCTACTATGTGCTTGCAGGTGACGTCACGACGTCCCTGCCGGGGCTCCGGTGTCCGTTGCGGGAGCATCGGAGCCTCGTTAACTACCGTACCTTCAAGCAATAAAGTAGCGTTGACACGGATACAATGTATCGGGGTCTGGTTTTGTGTTACCTTCCGTAACCCACGTTCCCATTATAGCGTTAGCAAACGAAACTGTCAAGCTAAAAGCGTTATCAAACGAAACTTTAGCAACTCGCACAAATACGGAGGTAAATAATTGTGGGATTTTACGAAAAATACCTTTGCTTGTGCAACTCTATAAATAAATCCCCATCTGCCGTTGCACTTGAATTAAAAATAGGGAAACCTTCTGTCACACGGTGGAAAAACGGGGCTTCTCCTCGTGACGCAACTGTATTAAAAATTGCCGATTATTTTGGCGTTACCGTCGCAGAACTGATGTCCGGAGTAGGCGAACAAGAAAAAGCCCCCGCCGCAAAGGGCGAGGGCTATGATGACAAAATAACTCGGTTGTATACCCAACTCCCTAAATTATCAGATCGCCAGCGCGAAATGATATTAGGGATTGTAGATGAAATGCTAAAAAATGGGGAAGCTTAATAGACAGCCTCGACATGAGACATACGGTGTAAGCGAATATTGCTACAATAAGTATTTGAAAAAATACGATAAGTGTGCGCCGGAGAACATTAAAAAAGAAAAAGAAAAGAAAGCAAAGTCCAATCAAGACTGGTTGTCTAAGAATTGGATACCTTTGCTCTCTCTGCTTGTTGCTATAGCCGCATTAATAGTATCGCTACTGCGTTAAACAGCGTCGATGCGGCCAGAACAAGAAGTAGCTTTTCTATGCGTTCAAGCCGGTTTTTGTTTTCAATACTTTGACACACGAGCGCCATTTGTATTTCCTTGTGATCTGCATCGCTCATGTTGCGCACGTTTGCGTTATCTGCCAAGTAATCAGTGCTCGTTTTTTGACAGCTCATATTCTACCACCTTAATCAACTCGTCCAACTGGTTATCGGTAAGAAGCAGTATTTTTTTCTTGAGCAGTCCCAACACGTCTTGTGTTGCAACTGCTGCCAACTCCATTTTATCACGCCCCGCTGGTTTGGTACAATACATTTCTTTCCCCTTTCTTAATTTGACATATTATTTTCTCGGTGTACAACTAAGTTAGTACACTTATAGTTACGCGCAAGCTGTTTGTTGCCCACAAATGGGCAACAAATTAAAAAATATTTCAGGGGGAAGTGTTTATATGTGGGCCTTTGTTAAATAGCCCCGCTGCTCCCGCAACGGACAGCGGGGCTATTCTCGCCGGTGGCCTCCCGGCTTTCCGGCTGCACGTTCACACTAACAAATCAGGGTTTGGCAGGGCAATACCAAATTCGGATAATTACCGTTTGCGGCAAACCAGAATTGGAATTCTCCTGCCCGAAAAAGGAGTAAAAGGGGAAAATGGTAAAAACATTACAGGATTTGTGCAAAGATGCAAAAGACCGACAGAATTTAACTATACAAGATTTGTCCGACATGACGGACATTTCAGCATCAACCATAAGCAATTTTTTCTCCGCGTCATCAAAGGAGCCGAGCGTGTACAAAATGGGTTTAATTTGTGCCGCGCTTGGCGTTTCAATGGATGAATATTTCGGGATTGAAAAAGAAGTGACAACGGAAGATCAATTGACGAAAGCCAATGAACAGTTGAAGCACCAAAAGCAGCTGCATGATGCCGATGTGCAAATAGCCCATCTTGAGGGAAGCATGGAGCAGATGGCAAAAACCATTAACTACCACCGCAAGAAATCGCGGGACACAAAATTTGCTATTTATGGCCTTACGTTTTTGTGCGCCATATTTATGGCTGTTATCGTGGGCTATATCTTTTTTGACTACCGTATCCCCCACCAGGGGCTTATTCAGGGCGGAGAGGCCAGCATATTCGCATGGATCGTCTTTTTGCTGCTTGCAGTCGGTATTGGCTTTTTTGCCGCTATTTTGATGATGTATTTTCGCTATGCAAAAAAGTATACATTGTCGCCAGATAAGGGAGGAGATAAACAATGAGTGTAGTATTGCGGGCAGCATTATACCCGCGTGTGTCCACAGAAGAGCAGAAAAAGTTTGGCTTGTCTATTCACGATCAGCAGAACGACCTCGAAAAATACGCCAAAGCCCACAATATGAAGGTGGTAGGCGTTTTCCAGGATGCCGGGTTTTCCGCCAGAAAGAAGATTGAAAAGCGTCCCGCCATGCTTCAACTGCTGGAAGCCGTAAAGCATGATGAGGTAGACATTATTCTTGTCACAAAGCTTGACCGGTGGTTTCGCAACATCGGTGAATATTACAAGGTGCAGGAAATCCTTGAAGCCCACAACGTGTCGTGGAAAACGATTTATGAGGACTACGACACGTCTACAGCCGCAGGCCGGTTGAAGATTAACATTATGCTTTCCGTAGCACAGGACGAAGCTGACCGCGCCAGTGAACGCATAAAAAAAGTGCTTGATGCAAAAAAAGATCGAAATGAGGTTTGCACCGGTCATCTTCCGAAAGGCTACAAAATCGAAGGGAAATTTGCTGTTATAGACAAAGAAGCGGAGCCGGTTATACGCAGATATTTTTCTACATTTTTGGAAACCGGCTCCATAACAAAAGCGATGGACGCAGTACCGGAATTAAAACTTAAATACCAAACGGCCAGCCAAATGTTGGACAACACAGGATACATGGGAGACTGGCACGGAATAAAATTACCCCCGTATTTAACACCGCAGGAATTTCAGCGTGTGCAAGACTTACGCACCAGGGTGACGCGAAAATCCCCTTACAATCGAACGTATATTTTCTCGGGGCTGATAGTCTGCGGGGAATGCGGACGCAGAATGACAGGGCATCCGTCTCCACGGCCAAGCGGGGCGTGCTCTTACTCTTACTATTGTCAAGGGTCTGCCCAGAGGAAAGGATGCAACAACGGTAATTTTACTGTCGAATGGAAAATCGAAGATTATCTTCTGTCGACAATAGACGAGCAGATACAGATCAAATTGCAAGCCAAGCCGCGGCAGGAACCCAAAGCAAACCAAGATGTGCAATTAAAGGCTTTACAAAAAAAACTATCCAAGTTGTCAGAGTTATATATAGACGACATGATTTCAAAAGCGGACTACTCAAAAAAGTATGCAGAACTGACATCACAAATGGATGAGATTACACAAGTAAAATCACAAAGCCGCGCACCAGAAGAAATTGCTACCTTATTTTCCGCAGGATGGCAAGAAATATACAAACAACTTAACAAAGAAAATAAACAAGCATTTTGGAAACTCAAAATAAAAGAAATCCGGCTATACAAAGACCGCCGGATTGAATTTGACTTTCTGTAAGTACTTAGTTTATATAACCCTTTTCCCAAGGTGCGGTATACCGAGCGTCCGGACGTGGCCACGGCGTGTATCATGGAGGGCGATGTGGTGGTGCTGGTGGACAATTCAGCGTCGGCCCTGCTGCTGCCCACAACGATCCTGCGGTTCAACGAGGAGATCAACGACTACTACTTCCCGCCCCTCATCGGCACGTATCTGCAGATCATACGGACGCTGGTGCTGCTGCTGACCATGTTCATTACACCGCTGTGGTACCTGCTGGTGAAGAACCCGGATACGCTGCACGAGAACCTGCGTTTCCTTTTGGTACAGGACGAATACTATGTGCCGCTGATCGTGCAGCTGCTGCTGGTGGAGCTGATCATTGACATACTGAAGATCGCGTCGCTGAACACACCGGATGTGCTGAGCAACTCGTTCAGTATGCTGGGTGCGCTGATACTGGGCGACTTCGCGGTGCAGGCCCGGTGGCTGGTGCCGGAGGTGCTGGTGTATATGGCCTTCGTGGCGGTAGCCAACTACGCCCAGCACAGCTATGAGATGGGCTACGCCACAAAGCTGTGCCGGATGCTGCTGCTGGTGCTGATCTGGCTGTGGGACTGGTGGGGCTTCGCGGCGGGGATCGTGATCACGCTGATGCTGATCGTAACAGCAAAGCCGCTGGTGGGTAAGGGATACCTGTACCCTCTCATTCCCTTTGACCGGAAGAAGCTGGCCCGTCTGCTGTACCGCCGCCCGGTGACGAAAAAGAACAGCTGAGGCAAACGTATCCCCTCTTCGTCATAAACTGCAAAAAAAGGGAACGCCCCCGCGCCGCCCACCGCGCCCCCCCCAGCGCCCCACCGACGGAGCGTGCGGCCCGATGTTCCGCACGCAGATCAAGAAGATCGCCGCGGTCCGTGCGGGCGAATGTTACAA